ATCCCCTAAAGAGCTTTACAAAATCCCATAAAGAGATTTAGTATCGCTTTCACATTAAAAATGCACGCCAATGCACTGAAATAACAATTAACCGAGGATGATCACTTATGACTCCACAAATTGCAATCCCGTCCGGCGCAGATCTTATGACTTATGACGAATTCGCTGAACGCTACGGCTACAGCATTCGCACTGTAAAACAGATGGTTACTGATGGCGACCTTCTGCTGATGCCACGCAAAAAAGACGGTGGAGCAGCTCGCATCAACATGGTTGCCTTCCGTGCGCGACTTCTCGCTCAAGGCCTAAATTGCCGCTATGTGGCCGCCTGAATAACTCGATTATTTAAGCTAACGAGGAAAAGCGCATGTTTGATTTTCAAGTTTCCAAACATCCCCACTATGACGAAGCGTGCCGGGCTTTCGCGCTGCGTCACAACATGGCGAAGCTGTCAGAGCGTGCGGGGATGAATGTTCAAACGTTACGTAACAAGCTCAATCCGGAACAACCTCACCAGTTCACACCGCCAGAGTTATGGCTGCTGACTGACCTGACCGAAGACTCGACTCTCGTCGATGGTTTTCTGGCTCAGATCCATTGTCTGCCATGCGTGCCGGTCAACGAACTGGCGAAAGACAAATTGCAGTCCTACGTCATGCGCGCCATGAGTGAACTTGGCGAACTGGCATGCGGCGCAGTTTCAACAGAGCGCCTGACCTCAGCTCGTAAGAGCACCATGATTGAAAGTGTGAATGCCGGTATTCGTATGCTGTCGCTTTCGGCCCTCGCTCTGCAGGCTCGCCTCCAGGCTAATCCTGCAATGGCAAGTGCGGTTGATACCATGAGTGGTATTGGTGCGTCATTCGGTCTTATGTGAGGTGGATATGTTGAAAAACGAACCCTCATTCGCCTCTCTTCTTATTAAGCAAAGCCCGGCCATGCACTGCGGTCACGGCTGGATTATGGGGAAAGATGGCAAGCGCTGGCACCCGAGCCGCTCGCAGGCCGATTTACTGGCTGGTTTATCTTCCCGCTATAAGGAGGATTCATGGCTATTGAAGCTGTGCCGCAAGCTGCGCCGTTAATGGCTGGTGAGCGCCTGGCCGGTCTCAACTACGTTGCAGAGCTGCGAGCAAAGCACTGGGGTGATAGCGGTAAAGAGCTTGAGCGCTTCGTTGCTGATATGCGTGATAAACGCGATCCGCTGTTTGAAGAAAATAGCCGTGCTTTGTCAGCCATTTTCTATCTGGCAAAAATCCCGAATGCTCGCCATGAGCTCAAATTAAGTGAGCTGACTACTGAGGAGAAAAAAGCGCTTATTACCGCGATGAATCATTTTCGCGCAGTAGTGAGCTTATTTCCAAAACGGCTAACCATGCCGAATTAACCCAGACAGAAAAATTAATGGCGTAAACCCGTCGGGAATTTTATTGCCCGAAATCAGGAGAGTTGCTTATGCGTAATACCCAATCCCGTAGTTTTAAAACTGACAGCGATGCGCTGACCGTATTGCTGACAGATGCCAGAAAAGAAGAACGTAAAGACCGCGCCCTCGCCGTTTCAATCCGCCTTGAGGCGCTGGCTATCCATATCACCAAAGAGGGCATGAACGGCACAGAAGCCGCCGAATTACTGCGCCGTGAAGCCTGCCGCTTTGAGAACGAATCACAGGAGTTGCACTAATGGCCGACACAATGGATTTAGCACAACAGCGCGAGCAGGAAGACCGCGAGCGCTACATCAGCAATGCTCGCAGCCGTAACGCTGCACCGTCTCGCCTGCTGTGCGAAGAATGTGACGCCCCCATCCCGGAGGCTCGCCGTGTAGCGATCTCGGGTGTGGTGTTTTGCGTGACTTGCCAGCAAATCAATGAGCTCAAATCTAAACACTTCAGGGGTGTATAAATGAATGTTGAACAGTCAAAAATCTTACAACGTATGAGTGTTTTTAGTGACAGCAAAACACTTGCCAATACAATTCGGAAAAAAAACAATAGCTACATATGCTCTGAAGCTGCAGAGCATATTGATGGTTTGTGGCAATACTGCGGAGAGCTGGTTACTGAAATAAAACGCCTACGGACACTTGTAAAAGGGAATGCTGAGATTTCTATTCCTCTTAATCAGCCGCAGACTAATAGCATACCAGTCAGCGTAACGGCTTGTACTTCGGAAGAAATCCATGAATACAACCCGGAGTGTCAGTTGCTTCAACGTGAGAAGCCCACAACGGAGTTAAGTCTCCAGAAATTAGCTCAGATACAAAATTGCGGAAATCATCAGGAACAAGAAATACCGAAGTGTTCTCGGGTAAATGTTGTTTGTCACCGTAAAAAAGAAGAACGGTCTCGCGCGAGCAATGCACCGCAACATGAATATCTGACTCTAGCTCTGCCCATGTTGCCCAATCATTCAGTACAGATCTATGGCCACGCGAAAAATACTCCTCCTCAGTTTTTACCGCTCGCTGAATTGTTTCTGACCATGCTGCGCGATCAGGCCATTCGGATGGTAAATGCCGAGCCACGCGTAGTGAGATATCAATTCGATACTTTTTCTCATGCGGCCAGCGCTCTTGTAAGCGCAATGGAGCCGCCTTCAAAAGAGCATCGCAGCAAAGCAGAAGGTCAGTAGCGCCTGCCAGCCTATATCTTTCGTCGTTATTTATAGGCTGGCTAAGAAAGCTAATGCCATCCACGTATCGAGTTTGTGCCTGTTGGTTTGTCCCAGTCGGTTCTTCCATGACTTTAACCTCAGAAAAATGAGCAGTAAATATGAAAAAAAATGCGGTGCCAGATGGGGCCACATACTGGTGGAATTTACCAACTCAAGCAATAGCCAGTCCATACCAGACCTATGCTCAACAGCATCGCCGCGACAGAATGTTCGCGGCTTTGCTGCATGCGCGAAAGGAGCTTGCCCATCAGCCAGAGTGCGTGCGATTTGAGGTTAACCGCACGGCTACCGTACTGGAGCAAACGCAGGGCAGTGAACGAGCCAATGCCTTTTTAATCAGCTTTTGCAAAAAGGCATTGCCGCGTCTCGAACTGGTCGCAAAAAAATATGAATGTACCGGCATCAAAAGCGAAGTTTCTGCCGCTGTTTTCGGAGGTCATTTTGATACTCAGTTAATGCAATATCTGGCGTCACGAATGGTGAATATGATTGCCAGATTTAACCGACTCCCGGATATGTCACGCGCAGACATCGACCTGCTGGCTGGTGACATTGCTAACTTCATCCGTTCGGAGCTGGCACATATCGACGATGCCGGGTCTGGTGAGCTCAAAACGCTTTATACCTGGTACATGCACGCTGGTTTTATCTCGCAACAATTCAATGTCACCCCTCCACACTGGGAGCGAGTGACAAAGAAATTCTTCGACAAAAATGACATTGCCCCCGCTGTGATCCGCATGTTTACCGAAACATGGTGGCGAGGCCGTCTGCGTCGTGTCGCGTCTGCGTGGCGCGAACATCTGCAAATTGCTGTTGGTAATGTCAGTAAGAAAAAACATGTCTACGCGAGTAAGAACTGCGTAACCGACTGGCGCGAGCAAAAGCGTCGGACGCGTGAGTTTCTCAAGGGGCTTGAGCTTGAGGATGAAGAAGGCAACCGGATAAGCCTGATTGAGAAATATGACGGCTCGGTCGCCAATCCTGCGATCCGCCGTTGCGAGCTCATGACGCGCATTCGCGGTTTCGAAAACATCTGCAATGACCTCGGCTATGTTGGCGAATTTTATACCCTCACTGCGCCATCCAAATATCACGCCACAACCAAAGCGGGATACCGTAACAGCAAATGGAAAGGAGCCAGCCCGTCAGATACGCAGGGTTATCTCACTAGCCTTTGGTCGCGCATCAGGGCGAAACTGCATCGGGAAGAAATCCGCATTTTCGGCATCCGCGTCGCCGAACCGCATCACGACGCGACCCCTCACTGGCACATGCTTATGTTTATGTTGCCGGAGGATGTCGAACGTGTTCGCCGCGTAATTCGTGATTATGCGTGGCAGGAAGATAGCCATGAGCTGAAAAGCGATAAAGCGAAAAAAGCACGCTTTCACGCCGAAGGGATTGACCCGGAGAAAGGCAGTGCCACGGGCTATGTCGCTAAATACATCTCCAAAAATATCGATGGTTACGCCCTCGATGACGAAACCGATGACGAAAGCGGCGAGCTGCTAAAAGAGACTGCTCCCGCCGTTTCAGCATGGGCGGCACGCTGGCACATTCGTCAGTTTCAGTTTATCG